GTATTGTTTGAGAGTTCTGACAGACTGGTTTTTAGTTTGGTTGGGTTGATTTTAGTTTCAATATCTTTTGTGACAAGTTTGGCAATATCTAAGAGACCGTCTGAGTCTTGTTTACCTATAGCGAGATTAAACTCTGCTGAATCTGTATATGTAGTGAGTCCTCCTCCCACGTTGGTTTGAACGGTGGTGGTTGTAGTGGTAGGAGGATTGCCTGTTCCTCCGTCACTTACGGAAGAAATATAGGTAATTGACTTATTGATATTAGCATTTCCAGCTGCCAAGGAATTTTTTACGGTTTGTTTGAGTTCATTGGTGACTGAGGTAATGGCATTTGTTGATAATTGATTAATAGTTGTGGATGTGAATGCACCAACTTTATCTTTGATTTTATCTGTTACAGACACAAGGCCTTCCGGACTATTAACACCCAGAGCATTCTGTAATTCTCCTTCAAAGTTATTAGCAGATATACCCAAACCAGTGATGATTGCAAGTACTCCGGCGATAGTATCTGCACCATTGTTTTCTGCATCAAGAGAGGCGGTGATGGGTGTTACAATACCAGTGTCTGGATCTGGTTCAGAGAATTCAATTGTGACTTTGGTTCCTAGTTTTGAACTGATGGCAGACATGGCAGAATTGACAATATCTGTTTTTAGATTATCAATTGCAGCGGCATCACCTTCTAAAATACCTGTGACAGTATCTTTGGCATCTGTGAGTTCTTGTTTATAACCATCAACCTTGGATTCTAGGTTAAGAAGTCCTGCATTTACTTGGCCTGATATTTGTCCACCAATTGTGGCCCCGGCGTTTTTGAATGATTCGGCAGCATCAGCGGCAGTTTTATTTAAACCTTTGTCCGAAATACTTTTGGCCTCTTGGGAGACCGTCTTTTTGATTTCTTCGGAGTATGTCTCGGAAAGACTGTCAGCTTTTCGTTGAGAAACATTTCTAACTTTTCCAGTCTTGGGATCAACAATTTCAGCCATATTATACCATAACCTCATCATAGGCTCTTGTTGCAGCCTGATCTGTTTGTGTTGTTTGTTTGAGATAGTATTTATTCACTATCTGTGATGCGTCTTTGATATTATCTGTGACAAGGAGTTTTGAGTTTGCAAGATTGAAACGAGTACGTAATTCAAATAAAACATACTGTAGTTGAACAGAATATAGTTTCCAATCTGTTGCTGGTTTGTATGAGTTGGCGAATTTTATTAATCCAGCATAACGATTACCAACCGATGAATCTACCTTCCAGTTTGCAATTCCTACGGTCGTAGGGCCTGTGTTGGTAGTCGTTGTACCTGAACCATAAGTTTTAAACTGAGATGCAATCTCAAGGGCGCCGGTGATTGCGGCGGCATGCATAACAGTATAACCATTGTCAATAAAGAATTTCATAGACTGTTGCCTTCTTATAGGTATGCCAGCATCTGATTCATCATCTTTAAGAATGGTTGATATAGAAACATTTTGAATACGTTTTTGATCATAATTAAACGTGTCTAATAAATCTGATCGGCGTTCCGATTGAATTGCTGTTGGTAATTCTGTGTGAGGTAACGAACCCAACACCAATGGTATTTGTGATGCAACACCATCTAGAAATATACCAAATACAAATGCACCCTTGTTTAGATTGGGTATCCTGCCAATACCAGATGAACCACCCTCGGTAGTGGGTATTAATACCTGGGCCCATGGTAAATCCTTTTCGGGTACCTCGTTGGTCGATGGATTGTGTACGCCAATGATACGAACCTTAACTCTACCCTCAAGTCCAGCAGGCGGCGCAGAATTAATGATATAACCAAGGAACCATCGGTTGTCATCACCATAGTACTGTTTTTGTATAGGTCTTATTACATTCATATTACTTTGGGCGCTTCATTGATTTTAGTTAACCGCATTTGTGTGAAATGTCCGGCATCCTTGAATATGTGATTGACTGCCAATATAAAATAATCCCCAGACTTTCGTCTGTCTATTTGTGAGGCAGTATCATTATTAGTGGATGCAGTATTGGAGTTTAAGAATATGACTCGTATCTTATTGCCAGGTGAGATTCTAGACTCAAACACCATTCTGCCTTCGATACCAATATCAATAACGTTCTTTTTTAAGATAGAACGAATGATTTTATTTTTAATCTTAAGTTTAGATTCGGTGATGTTATTGTCTTGATCAACCAGTACAGTCTCGTCATGATAACTCATAAACTGATTGTACGTGTTGGATGATGTGACCTGAAATATACTCAATGAATCATACTCGTCTGATAACTTATCACCTATTTTTAGAGTAGGATCAAATATTTGTTGTGCAACATTTGAGGCTATAATATTAGTAGAATAGAACTCGGTGATAATATCGCGAACAGAAATGTGACTGCCAGACGTGATACCACTGGCAACATCAAGATTGGCATAGTACGAACCAACGTTACCATTCTCATAGTCTAACATCATGTCCCCACTATTGATTTCTTTGTATGTTAGTACATTGAAATATGCTCTGGACCTTTCATCAACATCATTTACCATGGCTTCCGCTGAAGTATATCTCAACGGCAACTTTTCGTTGACAACATTTCTTTTAACCAACGTGTCGAAATCACACAAAAATAGATTGTTAGAAAATATAGAGGCTCTCAGGTATATGGGCGAACCAGTTCTGGTTGTTGCTCGAGTTTTTAACCACTCTATTGTTTGTAAAGGACTCATGTAAGGCACTACAATTTTGCGAGGGCCCTGTGCAGAACCAGCAAAATCGTCACGAATGACAGTTTTACTCAATTCTGTTGAACATATTTCCTCGATGATCTCTTCAATAGGTGCCGTAAATGAACGACTAAGTTGTTTAATCGAATCAATATACAAAATGTCTTCAACAAGATCTACTGATAGTATTTCACTTCGATCATTAGATTTAAGAACATCGGTAATCTTGTTAACAAAGAAGAATTTAGTATATAATGGAGCGTGAATATCATCAGTTTGACCAAACGTGATGCGAAATCTTTCAGTACCACGAAAGGCAAGTTGATTCAACAACCCAAAATCATCAACAAATGATAATGTCGCATCGACATAGGGTTTAGAGATGTGTTCGAATGTTTGAAACTCAATAATGTTGGGTTTGATATCAATCTCAATTTCATTCCCATCAGATATAGTAGTAACAACAATGGCTTCGACAATAGCAAATTTAACTTGAGACATTCTTATCTACCGATTAACGATTTATATTTCCCGACTACATTCCCTATAAGTTCTTTTTTGATAATGCGAATGCGTTTCAGTTTGTCATTGTCTTCTATCAGTTTGTCAAGATTGGTTACCTGTATTTTAGGAACAACCTCGGTATCAAAAAAATAATCAATGGGTTCTTTGTTTGTGTTTCGATATTCATAGGTGCCGTATGCTTCTCTTACTACACTTGCAAGGGGCAATGTATTAGAATCCATAGAGTAAGACAGTGCAGAACTTGCACTGAAATCACTGTCGAAACTATAATTTTTAGAATAAACAGTTATCTCCCCAACCTGTAAGTTTTTAGATTTGACATACATGATACCACCTGAACCGCCGGTTAGTTTAACCTCCTGGCCAACAGGATATAAATCGGCTAAGGTAGCAGCACTATCAGCACTGTTGAAGTTAAATGATACTTTACATGTCCAATCTTTGTATTTTTTCTGTGTTGCAAGATCAAATGCATCTTGCAATGATAAAGGCCAACCACCTTCGCGAATATTATCATTTATTGAAAAAAATGTCCAGTCGTACTGACTGTTACCATACAATTTGTAAGCTAAACTGTCAGGTCTTTCAAAATCTTGTATTTCATATTCAATATATGCACTAATCTCTTCAGATATCAAATTAATGTAATTATTGAAAGTTGATAGATCTTGGTATGCAACTGGTGTTGTTTCATCTCCAAATAAGTATAAGGCCTTTGGAAAACTTTTAAAATAGTTAGACATTAATAACCCTCATCTCTTATCTTTTGTTTATCAAGAGCTACTATCTCTACGAAGTCTAAAGTTATACTGACTTCAATGAAATTGCCATCATCATACACGCCGGTTGCAGTCTCATTAAATACTGTCTGTACATTTCTGAGATAACATCTTTGGAATTTGAAACCCATAGTGTTGTCAAATCTATTTTTAACTTCAATTTCAAATACATTAGGAAACTTATATGCAAATGGTAAACCAGTGGCACCCAATGGTATTTTCTCAGGATATAATTCTTGACGAAATAGTTTTATAATATTATTAATTGCAACTGATTCTTCTTTAGATGTAGCAATCATTTTAAAATCAAAAGAAAAGTTTCTTATGTCGACATGATTAAATAGTGTTCTGAAATTAGGTGCAGATGATATCCTAGTTGCATTCTTGGTAGCACCACCCAATTGTTCTCCAGTGTTACTACCAGCGATACCACCAAGTATTGCACCACCAATACCACCAACTGAACCAATTGTAGCACCGGCAACTGATCCAAGGCCTCGTGCAACAACTTGTGCTGCGAGTGCACCCGCAGTAGATTTTAGTTTGCCGTTAGAAGATATGCCTTCAAATGGATTGTTACCACTCAAAACGTCGTTCGCTAAACCACCAATTATACCCAAACTAGCACCTTCATACTGTGCAACATCTGAATATCGTAGTGGTCGTTGTAATGGTAATGTTACGGACCCTATTTGTGTGCCTACGCCTTTATTTTCGTAAGTTTGAATTTGTGGTTGTGTTGTCTCAGCATCATCGAGTGTTTGTTTAGCCTCTTTTGGAGTAACATATTCATTACCCACTGATTCTAAACCATAAGCATATCCTTGTTCCACAGTATCATCAAAAGCCTCGGTTAATCCTGATTTCAATTGATCCCAAACCTTTTCAACCGCGATACCAGATTTTTCAAATATACTGTCATCATTTATCTCGAACACCTTGAATATGATTTTCGCAGGAAAGTCATTAGAAATTGTAAGAGGGTATTTAAATGATCTCTTTTTATCTACGACGCCATCACTATTATCAGGCGTCTTATTTTCTTGATCATCAGCAGTTTCTTCTGAGATAACAATTTCTTCTGAATTCTCTTGAGTAGACTCATTTGAGTTTTTTGTTGTCAGACTGTCTTCCATTAAGGTACTCTAAATAAGATTTTAATACAGTTATTTATAGTGATTTATGGCATACTCTGGAAGATATAAAGTCAAAAACTCCTCAAAATACACTGGTGATCCTAACAATGTGATCTATAGAAGTATGTGGGAAAAATACTGCATGATGTATTTTGATAAAGACCCAAATGTCAAATCATGGTCAAGTGAAGAAGTGGTTATACCATATTGGTACGAAGTCGATAGAAAATACCACCGATATTATATGGATTTCTTGGTTCAATGGCGCGATGGTAAGACATCATTGGTTGAGGTAAAACCACATAAAGACACCATGCCACCCAAGGGCGATAAACGAACCAAAAGGTATATCAGTGAAGGATTGATATATATTAAAAACCAAAACAAATGGGATGCAGCTGCAGAATATTGCAAAGACCGCAAGTGGCACTTTGAAATATGGACTGAGATCGAATTGCAATCGATGGGTATAATGCCAAAAACATTAAAACCATTAAAGAAAATGAAACCATATAGAAGAAAAAAGACTAAATAGACATATGAGACATTTAAATCACAAGGTACTAAAATAGTGTCAAACCTGTTCCAAACCGTCGAACAAGAAGCATTTCGTGCTGGTATTACTCCACGAACTAAAGAGTCACGTGCGTGGTTTCGCAATAAAGTTCAAAGGATGCGAGTCAACCGGCGTGCACTGATGCGTGAGGAACCCATTGTGTCTAAAAATAGAACTATAACTGGTAATATGTTTATGTTCTTTTATGATGCCAAACACAGAGACACATTGCCGTATTGGGATTCGTTCCCTTTGATTATTGCAGTAGGACCCGCCGAAAAAGGATTCTATGGGATGAACCTTCATTATTTACCTATACCATTAAGAGCCAAATTTCTTGATGAGTTAATGGGCGTAACAAATAACAAAAAATACGACGACACTACAAGGTTCAAAGTAAAATATAGTTTTTTAAACCGAGCAGCACAAATGAAATATTTCAAACCGTGTTTCAAACATTATTTGACATCACAGGTTGAAGGTCAATTTGCTATGGTTCCTGCTCCAGAATGGGAAATTGCAACTTTTTTACCCACTGCACAGTGGATAGGTAACAAAGGGCAAGTATACAAAGATTCTAGGATGAAGATCAATGCTTAAATTGGGTAACATAGACGAGTTTAAATCACTTATATCCGAAGGAAGAGGACTGACAAAATCAAATTTATATTATGTGAAGTTTCCAACCATTGCGGGTATTAATGCATATGATCTGGGATTACTGTGTAACAACATTGATATACCAACCAGACAAATGACTAGTGTGGACAGACAACTGGGTGTCACTAACCAGAAAATAGTTTATGGTTATGCAAATCCACCAATCAGTGCAACTTTTCGTGTATTGAACAATCAAAAAGTTCGAGACTACTTTCAAAATTGGCAAGATTTCATATTGCCAGAATACAGTGATAACGAAGCAAGTTTTGAAGCAAAATACCCAAATCAATATGTGGCAACGATTCACATTTATCAATTAGAACGGGCTGAAAGTTATCCATTGTTTAGTAGAAACTTCGATAAGAAGTTGGGACCTTTAAACATTAATATTGATATTGATATTGACATTGGTAAAAGTTCCATTGCAAACTATCATTGGATTATTGATCGAGCTTTTCCTGTCACATTTACTAGTACCGGCTTAAGTGATGATGCTAGTGAATTTGGTTCTATCACAGTAGAGTTCGAATACAAGAGTTGGAAAGGTGAAGTTGTTTCTAATGGCAAACAAAAATCATCTATTTTTATTAACAGATAATGGAGTAAATTATGGCGTTACCTTTATTAAATGAAACACCCACGTACCAGTTAGTAGTACCATCAACTGGTAAGAAAATTAAATATCGTCCTTACTTAGTTAAAGAAGAAAAAATACTTCTTATGGCGAATGAGACAAAAGATGAGACACAAATAATAAACGCAATAACCGATACAATTGTTGCATGTACTGATAACAAAATTAAAATAGAAGAGTTGACCACGTTTGATTTGGAATTCTTGTTTCTTAAAATTAGATCCAAGTCGGTTGGAGAAAACGTAGAACTTTTTTTGCCTTGTTCATCGTGCAAACAACGGAACGAAACTGTTGTAAACCTAGATCTGATAGAATGTCCGGTTGTTGAAACTGAAAATTTGATTCAGGTGAATGATAGTGTTTCGGTTGAAATGAAATATCCTAGTTATTTTGATATTGAACAGGGTGGAGATGAATCAGAGGTCGCCTTCAATGTTGTCAGCAGTTGCATCAAAGCTGTTATCACAAAAGAAGAAAGATTCGATATATCGGATGAACCAAAAGAAACTGTTCGAGCTTTTCTAGAGTCTATGACATCTGCACAATTTGCAAACATTGCAGAGTTTGTGCAATCATTGCCTCAGATAAAACACACCATTGAGTTTGATTGTGACAATTGTGGTGAACACAATTCAATAGAAGTAAAAGGAATACACAATTTTTTTTAGTATGCCTCTCCCATGAAGAGTTAGCAAATTACTACAAAACTAACTTTTTATTGCAGAGGCATCATAAATATACTTTAACAGAGTTAGACAATATGATGCCTTGGGAACGTGAAATACAAATGATTATGTTAATGCAGGCATTAGAAGAAGAAAAACAAATCAGAGATCAAAATGGCACCTAGAGAATATTTTACACTAGAAAATGTTGTGATAGAACTGAGTCAACAGACTGAGGTTCTCGAAGAGATTAAATTCAACAGCGAAAAACAAACAAGTAACTTGAAAAAGTTTACTGATGTTTTGTTGCAAGATCAAAAACAAAGAGAAGCACAACAAAGAGAAAATTCTACTGAGAACGCTGGTGGAGGCACCATCAATATTGATGCGAGAGAAATGCCAAAACCAGAGAGTAGTATGTCATCTAGTTTTGGAGGATCCTTTGGTAAACTGGCGGGTATAGGTGCAGGATTAGGTGCATTGGGTCTTGGTATCAGTGCATTCTTTGGCGGTTTAGCTTTAGGTGACAAAGGATTATCCTTTCTCAACACAGACATGTCTGCACTCAAAAGGACCATGGTTGGTCTAGGAGAAGCATTCTCTGCAACTGATACCAAAGGCCTGGTCGCAATGGGTGGTCTTATTGCCGCTGGTGGAGCAATGGGTGCATTGTTAGGGCCAGGTGGTTCTCTAAAAGCTGGATTCGGTATGTTCGCAATGGGTGCTGGTATTGGTGCATTCTTTTCTGGTCTTGCGATCAACGATGCAGCGATCCAGAAGTTTGGTGGTGATGGTTCTGGTTTAAAGAACTTGATGAAGAACACTGCTGAAGGTTTAGGCGCTTTTGCAAACAATGTTGGAAGCACCGAATTATTTGCAGGACTTTTAGCAACAGGTGGACTCTTTGGGCAAAGGCCCGGAGCCGCATTTAAAGGTGCTGTTGGTATGGGTCTCATTGGTGCTGGTATTGGTGCATTCTTTGCTGCGTTAGCTGCAT